ATGCTTTCTCCCGCCTCTCTAGATGTGTCGGTTTTGCCCGCCGCAACGGGAATGTCAAAAAGGTCAGGGGTCATGCGTCATCCCCTTGCGACCAAGCGTCGATGGCGTTGCGAATGTTGTCTCGCGCTTGCGTAAAAAACCAAGCCGTGTCGTCAACCTCAAGCGAGTCAACCACCACGCGTGTATTTTGTTCAATTTTAACAGCAATGGCTTCCAGCCGCTCGACTAAACGTTCGGCCTCTTCTGCAAGTTTTTCAGCTTCAATGTAATCGTTAAGGCTAGTTTGGTCTGTGATGCTCATTTGCTCTCTCCAAAGCGGTTTTGATGATTTGATAATAAACATTTTGTTGCACCCGTCAATACCTCTTTACACAAAAAAACAAATTGTTTATAAGGGGGCATGACACATTCTTTATTCATCGAAATTTTAGGCGGAACCACCGCTGTTGCACGGGCGCTAGACGTTAGCCCTCAGAACGTAACAAATTGGAAGCGAAGGAGTATTCCTTGGAAATACCGCTTTCGCATGGTTCGGATGGCTGAAATAAAGAACGTCAGAATACCAGATAAATTCATGGAGTCACGATGAAGAGGTGTAAACGCGACACCGTGTTCAGCCAGCTTGTGCGGGAACGGTCTAATTGGACTTGTGAGCGTTGCGGGTGTTATGTCCCAGAGGGCGAACGCCAGCGTCTTCATTGCAGTCATATTGTATCAAGAAAATATCGGCGGTTACGGTGGGAGCCACTTAACGCCGTGGCTCACTGCGCTATGTGCCACAGCCACCTCACGGATAGACCGCATGAATTTGGTCGGTGGGTTGATGAGAAGCTAGGCCGTAGCGTTTCGGATAGGTTGTCGGAACTGAGCCAGCCCATCGGCAAGTATTCAAAGCCGCAACTTGAAGACATTTATCAGAATCTTAAGGCCAGCCTAAAGCAGATTCAAATGCAACGGGCTGACGGCGACACGGGTCGGCTTGATTTTGAGAGTCCTTATGGAGAATGAAATCACATGGTGCCAGTGGATTCCGAAAACGGAACCCGAAAGGATTGCGGAGTACGAGCGCGATGGCTGGGAAGTTCGTGAGGTCTTTTGTCACCACGGACACCATGCGGTGCTAGCGGTGAGGTATGAAACAGATGTGTCAGACCTGTAATGGTGACCGGATTATTTATCGTCCCGTCCGCACTCTCACGGCGGTGCATGAGCGAGGAACTTATTTTAGTTGGCCCGAAGAGAAATGGCTCCCGATTTTGGTTGAAGAAGATTGGGACATCGGCGGCATTGATGCTTGCCCAGAGTGCCAACAGATGTCGGAAGCAGAGTTCAATGGGAGAGTGTGATGGGCTTTGAAGAGTTTTATAGGGCATATCCTCGCCATACCGCGAAAGAGGTGGCGAGAAAGGCTTACGATAAAATTACATTTGGCGGTTTGGTTACGGAAGTTCTGGGCGGTACGCTTCTAGCACGGGCTACGCCAGAGCAAATTTTGGAGGCGGCATTAGCTTTTCGGTGGAAAGTTAAAATTTTAGACGAGACTCCAGAGAGGTACGTACCTTTTGCTGCAACGTGGCTTAACCAATGCAGGTTTGAGGATCAAGACGAAGACGAACGTAAAGAAATGGCTAACAAAATGCGTGACTTGATGGAACGCATGGATAAGCCTCGATTGCGTGTGGTCGGCTGAATAACGGCAGCACACGCGATTTAAAGCCCTACTGTGGGGTCTAACCAAGGGCAAGCCCGGTGCGAAATGTGTGGGGGCGGTTAGCGGCCTGATAGCGAGGTCGGAAGCAGACACAAACCGTTGCGGAGCTATCTGACGCAATGGGCCGAAAGCGAAGGCGCGGCTCCGAGAGTCAAACTTCACGCTTAAGGCTGGCACCGCCTTGGATTTATTCCAGGGTGGTCGTGCTATGCCTTGGCTTCAGACACTCACCAAGAGTCAAACTAGGGAAGAGGAATAGACTAAGAAGGATATGGTTAAATGAGCAAATGGATAAACATTCGGATTAATGCAGATGGCGGCGAAGCAAAAGTTGTTTTGACAGACGCTTTTCTTGAGATGGACCCACTGTGGCAAGCAGACATTTTGCAAGATTGTTCGGGCGACATGGACAGACTTTATAAAGAGGCGTTTGAAAGAATGCGGGCAGATTCAGATAAAAAACGATTCGACGCGGAGACAAACCGTTTAGTTAAAGAATTAGCAGCAATGATTAATTCCTGATGAGATTAATTTGGGCGAGGTATGAAGATGGAAAAGTTGGGATTTGTCTCCAAGGTGAGGGTGAGGATAGGGGTGATTATTCGATGGTCAAAATATCGGCTGACCAAGCTATCCGATTGGCTGAAGACTTTTTGGTCTTAGCGAGAGAATGCAAGGCGTCGAGGAAATATAATGAAGGCACTTAAAATCGACCCTGGCGAGCCTGTAGTAATTGAAGAAACCCCGAAGGCGGGAGTCTACCGGCAGAGGCGGTTGAGTGTTTTTGAACGTTGGCAGCGCGAAGGAAAGCTGGAACCGCGCCATAGCACCGCTGCGAAAATGTTTAACTTTGATTTTGAGACAGCAAACTTTGGAGACAACTACGCCATCGTGGATTTGGAAAAGGTGGCGAGAGTAATGGCTTCGGATCACATTGCGGTCAAAACACTAGAAGCGCGGAAGCGGGTCACCGAAGCAATTAAGGCCGTGGGAACTATTGGCGGCGGGTATTTGTGGGATTATGTCGGGTTAGAGAAGCCGGTAACAAAAAGCGGTCAGGATGTCCGTGAGGTTTTCGGTTCGTTGAGGATTGTTTTAGACCAGCTTGCAAATCACTATTCTGTGTAGAAAAGGTTTGGTGGTTGCAACCGAATGTAGTATAAAAAGATACTCTGAGAGAATATATGTTGGTATTTTGGCTTAGATGGTGGATCAGTTAGGATAGCGACCTAGCGCCAGTCTAAGCAAGCTGTGAGGACAAGGGCAGTCTGGCTAGTCAAATTCTGACCGCCCCGCCGTTGCAGTAAGGGGGATCGCAAGCCCCCACGTTTTTTTGCCCCTCTGGGGCTTTTTTTATGGGAAAATCATGCAAGGCCACATTCGTGAAATGGCTGCGCTTCTCCAGGGTATGGGGAGGGGTGGCGACACCATCCTAGCTCATATCAATCCCCAAGAGGCCATGCTGTTGGATGCGGTGACTGATGGCGGGTCGATTAATCCTGTGACGGGTATGCCTGAGTTCTTCATGGGAGAATTTGGTGACCCTGAAGAGCTAGGGATTGGAGAGCCAGGAGAACAAGGCACGGGCGGCGGTGAGCCAGGAGACCCCTACGGTGGGGATGATCCTACAGGCGCACAGTTTGAAAATCCTATGTTATCTTATCGTTTAAATTATGGGATTAGAAATCTAGGAAAAGAAAAAGTTCCGAATCCAAATGTACAACCGCGAGTCGGGGTTGGCTTCGGGTCGGGTGGATACACAAACCCAACTATGCCGCAATTACTAGCGTTGCACTCTTACGTTTCAAAAAATCCGTACCAAGCGCCGTCATCGTTTTTAGATACACTAAAGACTGCCGTGACAGGAGCTTTAGAGATTCCTCCGAATCTTATTGGTTTAGACTTTGAATGGACCGGAAAAGATTTGATTGGTAAAGATTTAAGCCAAACGTTGGCGGGGCGTCCTGGCAACCAGCCTGCAATGTCGGTAGATGTCAACCCGTTAGGTATAATCGGTGGCGCAGCGGCTGACCTTGCTGGGGCGTTAGTGGGTGGAGCTATTTCCCCAACAGTCAATATAGACACAAGCGGAAATATTACAACACACGGCGGGATTGGTAATACTATCGACCAAGTTAGCGATTTTTTAGCCGACCCGCCGGACATTGTAAGCGACATAACTGATTTGCCAGCCGAAATTGCAGACGCTTTAGGGATAACAACAACTCCCACCGATGAGCAACAAATAGCAAGCAATGCGGCCCCGTCGCCACTGTCCCTTACAATGGAGCCGCCAACAGAGCCGCTAGAAAATATGCAGCCTCTTGGAAGCCCCGTGGACGTGCAACCCGCACAGACTATGCCAAACATGACGCCAATGAATGCTGTGTCGCCGCCAAGTGAAACTGCGCCATATACAGTTGTAGATGAATATTTAGATAAGGCGTATGATGCCGTTCGGGGCATCCCGGATTTCGTTGCAACCATCCCTGATCGGTTGTCGGTTTCTATACCAGGGCAAAAAGCCTCAACGAATACCGGCCTTCCGCCAGATTATTTTGGGGAAAGCAACGACCCGTTTTATCAAACACCGTTACAGGTAACTTCTCCACAACAAGTGGCTGAACAGATCATTGCACAGCAAGAGTTAGTGAATGCCTTGACCCAACCGGGATACACGAGAGCGGGACAGGGAAGAATTTACCTTTAGCACCCTTCGGGGCCAGCGGAGATAAATATGGAAGTAATCGACAAAGAGGTTGCGGGGTTAATCCCTTATGCCTCTAACTCACGGACACACGATGACGCTCAAGTGGCTCAGATTGCCGCGTCGATAAAGGAGTTCGGGTTTAATAACCCTGTGCTTATAGACGAAACGGGTGGCATCATAGCGGGGCATGGGCGTGTCCTAGCGGCAAGGAAATTAGGCTTAAATAAAGTGCCAACCATTGAATTGGCGCACCTGACTCCAAACCAACGCAAGGCATACGTCATTGCAGACAATAAGCTGGCGTTAAATGCGGGTTGGGATATGGAGATGCTCTCCTTAGAGATGGGGGACTTAGACAAGGAAGGGTTTGACCTTTCGCTGATTGGTTTTGATGACAACGAACTGGCGGCAATACTTGCAGACAAGAATGAAGGCTTAACCGACCCCGACGAGGTGCCTGACCTACCTGACGATCCTGTTACAAAAGAGGGTGACGTTTGGTTGTTGGGAAAGCACAAGATTGTTTGCGGCGATTGCACAAACCCTTTTGTATGGGACAAATTAAACATTGAAAGCGGATTCGTTTGTTTTTCATCTCCTCCATATAATGCAGGAAATTCGGCTAAATTAAGTGGAAACAAATCATCATCAAAAAAGGGCAATTTTTACCTTGAATATAATGATGATCAAGGAAACGACAAATATACAGAATTAATTAACGACGCTCTCTCAACGGCGTTTTGTTATTGTGATACTGCGGCGTTCAATGTTCAACCGCTTGCCGGGTCAAAAAGATCGTTAATGGAATGGATAAACAAAACGTCTGAAAACCTTGTGGACATCATCACATGGGACAAAGGTCACGCCGCTCCTCCAATGGCGGCAAGCGTCATGGCTAGCCGTTACGAATGGATTGTCATATTAAATAGAAAAGAAAACGCAAGCAGGGCAATACCCCATTCATCATGGCGGGGTAAATATTCAAACGTCTACACAGCACCGCCACAAAGAAACAATGAATTTGCTAATGTGCATGGGGCAACATTTCCTGTGCATTTGCCAGAGTATATTATTGGCGATTTAATGAACCGAAGTCGGGGCGTTGTAGATTGCTTTTTAGGAACAGGGACAACAATTATTGCCGCTGAAAAGTTGGGGCGCATGGGCATGGGGATCGAATTAAGCCCCGCATACGTCGATGTGGCTGTAAAGCGTTGGCAAGACTTCACGGGCGAAAAGGCAAAGCTGGAGGATAGCGGGGAGATTTTCCCGACTATAAAGGCCGATGCCGCCTAAAAAGGTTACAAAGCCCACGTTTAAGCCAACGGACGAAGAACGGAAGCTGGTTGAACAGATGTCGGCGGTGGGCATACCGCAGTCCAATATAGCGATGGTCATTCGTGATGGGATTGACGACAAGACGCTAAGAAAGCATTTCCGCAAGGAATTGGACACAGCGGCGACAAAAGCTAATGCAAAGATAGGCGGCACGCTATTCAACAAGGCCGTCAACGGAGACACGTCAGCGGCTATATTCTGGGCCAAGACACGAATGGGCTGGAAAGAAACAAGCGTTCAAGAACACGCTGGCGGCGTTGCGGTTAGCATCCAGTTAAATGCAACTAAATCTGGAAATTGATTTCCCAGAGGTATTTGCGCCTCTGATAAAGCCAGCCAGATACAAAGGCGCATGGGGTGGCCGTGGGTCAGGCAAGTCTTGGTTCTTT